AAATCCTCAAGGGCTCACTGAACTTATTAACAGATTCCTTGACAACCAAACTCAAATTATATTAAAACATGGTGGTACCATAGATAAATATATGGGCGACTGTATCATGGCATTTTGGGGTGCACCACTTGATGATGACAATCAGGTGGAGAATGCAACCAAAGCGGTTCTCGAGATGCGAGAATCATTAGGAGAACTTAATGAAAGACTCAGAGAAGAAGGCTTGGATGAAATTAATACGGGAGCGGGAATTAATACGGGGCTATGCGTGGTCGGAAACTTTGGAAGTAGTAATCGCTTCGATTATAGTGTGCTCGGTGACAGCGTTAATCTTGCAGCTCGTCTAGAATCTAGTTGCAAAGAATTCGACACTGATCTTATCATATCTGAATACAGTTTAGTGGACGGATATGACTACAAATTCTTAGCCGAAGTTAAGGTCAAAGGAAAGTCTGAACCAGTTGAAATCTATACCATCGAAAAATAGTACTTGACTTCAGGTACGATTTTTGGTATAATTAATCATAGTTAGAAATGAACTAACAGGAGCTAATAAGGAAAAACGAAATGGACACAGAAGTTCAAAAAAATACAGCCGATATTGCAGTACTGGATAATAGAATGTCCAGCCATGAGGCAATGTGCGAAGAAAGATGGAAGACTTGTTTTAATCGTTTCGATGATATAGACAGCTCAGTAGGTCGCATTGAAACCATACTAATAAGTAGTGCTGGCGCTATAATAGTAGGAGCAGTCACACTTATATTTACAATGTGGCAGATACATTAGGAGAAAACAATGGAAATGGAATATACTAAAAAAGATATTAAAAAAGCACCAAAAATAAAAGAAGGTGTTCATAAAACTAAAGATGGATACTCATTCTATGATAAGAAAAACGACACAGAGTGTACCTTCGAAACTAAAGACGCAGCTAAAGTAGCGTATGAGAGGATTTATGGAAAAGAGTAAAATACCAACATCAGGTGCAGCTATGTACAATGTACAAGAAGAACACCAAAGTGAAGAAGAGAAAGCAGTATCAAAAAGAGAAGCAATGCTCTTAGCAAAAAAGAAAAGATTACAAAGACAAAGAATAGGAAGCAGACCAGTACCAAGCGCACTAAAATGAGAAAGAAGCTGTCGTATCAAGACAGGTATGAAATCTGCAAAAAATGTCCTAACTTTAATAAGTTCTGGAAGACCTGCAAACTTTGCGGGTGTTTTATGCCCCTCAAAACTAAAATAAGATGGGTAGAGTGTCCCGAGGAACCTCCTCGCTGGACGTAAGGAGAAGCTAGATGGCGCTAACAGCTAAGCAAAAGAAATTACCAAAAGCACTTCAACAAGCCATACTAAAAAGTATGAAAAAGAAGAAAAAAGGTAAAAAGAAAAAAGGTGGAAAGAAAAGAAGAAGTAGAGGCTAAATCTATTTGGTTGAAGTACTTTCACAGTATTCGTCATGTTTGTCCTTGGAGCTATAAAAGCTATCTTGAAGGTAAGATAAAGATAATTCCTTTTGATAGAGATATTATGGAACTAACTGAGGCAAACTGGTCGTTAGAGACTAATGATGCTCTAGTTTATGTAGTAGATGACCTAACTCTAGAAGAGATTGATGACATAGTGGCACATAGAAATGATTGCCAAGAGAAATGTGAATATTTATGGTCTCACCCTACATTTTCTAAGGGCGGAAATAATCAGGCTCCATATCCTATAATTATACAACAGGATAGAGCCAAGCTGATGGAATTGAGATATGCGAAAAAAGTGGACTCTAAAAAGAAAGCGCAAGATTAATTGTAGCAATCCTAGAGGATTTTCGCAGAAACAATACTGTAAACGACAGCGTCGTGGAGGCAAGTATAAAAGTGGTCGTAAGAAGAAAGCGTAAAAAGAAAGACCCTCGAGTAGGAACTGGAAAGAAACCTAAAGGTAGTGGCAGAAGATTATATACTGACGAAAATCCAAAAGATACCGTTAGAATTAAATTTGCTACTGCAAAAGACGCACGAGCTACAGTACGAAAAGTTAAGAGAGTTCGTAAATCTTACGCAAGAAAAATACAAATACTAACAGTTGGTGAACAACGAGCAAGAGTGATGGGTAAGAAAACTGTCGCATCAATCTTCAAGTCTGCAAAAGCAGGATTACGGAAAAAACACAATGCCAAGAAAAAGAAAAAGAGCCGCTAAGAAACGGCCAGTACCTACAAACCCAGCTCTATACGCTAGAGTAAAGGCTGAAGCAAAGAGAAAGTTTAAGGTATACCCTTCCGCATATGCAAATGGGTGGTTAGTTAGAACATATAAGAAACGTGGCGGACGTTATCGAATGGGAGCAAAAAGAAGAAAATGATAGAGTATATCAAAGAAAAATGGACTCAGTTATGTAATATCGTTACAGGTAAAGACAAGAACTGGGACGGCTCAGTAGACATCAAAGATAAAATGATAGAAGCTGAAGAAAAAGCACAAAATGGCTAAGTATCAAGGCGGACTTACAAAATGGTTTAAAGAAGGTTGGGTAGATATATCCAGACCAAGAAAAGGCGGAGGTTATGCTCCGTGTGGCAGAAAGTCTGCCAGGAAAAGCAAAAGAGGATACCCTAAGTGTGTTCCTGCTAGTAAAGCTAGACGAATGACTAAATCACAAATTCGTTCTGCTGTGCGAAGAAAAAGAAAAGCAGGAAACCCAGGTGGCAAACCAACTAATGTTGCTACTTTTGCGAAGAGAGGTAGAAAGAAAAAAACTACTACCAGGAGACGCAGAAGGTAATCCTATAAGGGAGACCATGAATAGAGAAGAACTTATTAAGGATTTGAAAGTTATATCTACACTCTTAGAAGAGTTAGCAGGTAGAACTGAACAAAAATTAAAAGAGAATAGAAAAATAAGAGGACTTTTAAAACTGCCAAGAACAGTACATAATAAAGCCAGGATTACAAACTATATAAAAAATGGCACTCAATAAACGGAAACATAAATCATTTTTAAAGAACAAACATGTTTATAAATCACCAGGGCCTGCTAGAAAAGCAGCAACAAGACTGGGATTAAAAGGCATACACGCTCATGGCAGAGGAAAAGCCAAGAGGTTCATGCCAGGTAGTTCTCACAAAGCATATACAAATGCACTGAGAAAGAAAAGGAGAAAATAATGGCTGGTAAATTTTTAAGCGGACCAACTGGTATTCACAATACTCAGAAGATTCGTAAACATAGACTCAATAGAGGAGTTACAAGAGACATGAATGCCGCTGCTGGAGTTACTGTAAACAGTAAAAATCCAAACAGTATGGAGGCGTTCAGATACTCAACAGCACCAAAAGGAATCGGACCTAGGTTTGGAAAAACTAAGAATCCACCTAAACCAAGATTCCCAGGTAGAAGACGAAGAAGATAATGGCACTTACAGCAGCAGAAAAAGCTAGGTTAAAAAGAGCGGGACTTAGTGGTTTAAATAAACCAAAAAGAACACCAAAACACCCAACCAAAAAAGCAGTTGTTGCTGTAAGAGTGGGTGGCAAAGTAAAAATAATTAGATTCGGAGCGCAAGGCATGGGTCATAATTATAGTCCAGAAGCTAGAAGAAGTTTCAAAGCAAGACACGCTAAGAATATTCGTAAGGGTAAGTCTTCAGCAGCTTTTTGGGCAAATAAAGTCTTTTGGGCAGGTAAAGGTGGTAGTACTAAACGACCACCTAAATCTCAAAAGCATGTTAAAGGAATTAGAAGAAAAACAAGAAGGAAAAAAAGATGACAGTACCTACAGTTGATACAAGAAAAGTTTGGTTAGATGAAACTACACTTAAAGTTACAAAAGCACTTATGAAATTTACTGAAAAAGAATTAAAAGGAGATTCTTTGACACGAGCAGAGCTTAACTACTCTAAACTTTGTAGCGCGTATCTTTACCTTCTTAGGATAGTCGAGAAATATGAATTACTCGATGAAGAAGAAAACCCATTTACACCTGAGACATTACATTGATAGAATCCAGTAGAGCAGATGTAGAACACGACTACTTAATGAAGTTTGATGATAGTAGATTTATCAAACTACCTATTGAGGGTTACATGGAGTTACTGGATATTACACCAAATACCTCACAGACTGCAATTATCAATGCAATCAACAATCCTAAATATCGTTTTATCTGTGCTGCCGTTTCTAGACGGCAAGGTAAAACTTATATATCAAATATTATTGGACAGCTTGTCTGTCTAGTACCTAACTGTCATGTATTACTCATGTCACCAAACTATTCACTATCACAAATATCATTTGATTTACAAAGACAACTAATTAAACACTTTGATTTAGAAGTGATTCGTGATAATGCAAAAGACAAAGTCATAGAACTTAGTAACAATTCTACTATTCGTATGGGTTCAATTAATCAGGTTGATTCAGTTGTTGGTAGAAGTTATGACTTAATT